CTGTGGCCTAATCGCAAAGATAAAATCGAAAAACAAATAGATAAAATAATCGGTCTTACACGTACATATACTTGACAAACAGATAAACTGTGATATACTATTATCATGAAGTACGAAAACATTGATTTGAAAAAAGCCGATACCTTAGTCAAAGAGGTTGAAGGCATCGTTACTAAATACAATATGGGATACCTTGAGGCTATCCTGTTTTATTGCGACCTACACTCGATAGACGAGGAGATGGTCGCTCAGTATGTTGTTGGTCCATTGAAGCAAAAGATTGCACAAGAAGCCAGCGACCTTCACCTTATTGAAGGTGAGAAAACAACCGAACTAGAATTCTAGTTCACAATCGCATACAACGCTATAATCCGCTATACGAAAGGTAAATATGGATTTCACCGCACTAAAGCGCTCTTCTCAGAGCGATCTCGATTCCCTCCGCACAGCTATCCAAAAGACAGACAGTCAGGGTGGTAATAACAACCAAGACGAAAATCTCTGGAAACCAGAAGTAGATGCATCTGGTAATGGGTACGCTATCATTCGATTTCTTCCCGCTCCTGCAGACGAGGAACTTCCTTGGGCCAAGTTATGGACTCATGGATTCCAAGGTCCAGGCGGTTGGTATATCGAAAAGAGTCTCACGACTATCAATCAGAAAGACCCAGTAAGTGAGATGAACTCACGACTCTGGAACTCTGGTGATGACGATGACAAGGCGATTGTCCGTCAACGTAAACGTCGCTTAGAGTATTACTCAAACATCCTTGTTCTGAGTGATCCTAAGAATCCCGACAACGAAGGTAAAGTATTCTTGTATCGGTATGGTAAGAAGATTTTTGGTAAGATACAGGAAGCGATGAACCCTGAGTTCGCGGATGAGACACCTATCAATCCGTTTGACTTCTGGAAAGGTGCAGACTTCCGTCTGAAGATTCGTAACCTTGATGGTTACAGGAACTATGACAAGTCGGAGTTTGATCAACCTTCCGCGTTGTTCGATGGTGAGGACACCAAACTTGAAGAAGTTTGGAAACAGGAACACTCCCTGAAACCATACACTGATCCTGCTGAGTTCAAGTCTTATAAGGAACTTGAGGAGAAGTTACATCGTGTCTTGGGTATTGAAGAGGCGGGTATGGGAACGGCTTCTGCCGAGGATGAGGAGTTGGAAGAGTATACACCTGCTAAAACCGCACCAGTTGCGACGGCACCTGAGACTACCGCAGCTCCAGAACCAGACCTTCCAGTTGAGACCTCGACTCCACAAGATGCGAGTCAGTTGGATCTTGACTATTTCAAGAAGTTAGCCGCTCAGAACTAACCCTCGTAGCCAGGGAGTTTAGCGAACTCTCCTTGTATCTGTGATAGGATACTTGCAAGGACTTGGTTTCCTTCACCTATTGCGTTTACAATCGCTTGATTCCCAATCGAGGACGCTTCAATCTGGGCTCCCGCCGCGGCGACTGTAACAGCGGACGTATCAGCGTTGGTATCAACCGCGTTTGTCTGTGCCTGTGCAGTCGCTTGACCCTTCGCCAGTATTTTCTGTGCTTCAAGATTCTGTGCTTCTTTACCACCATACTGATCAAGTGCAGCTGCCATGTAATCACGTTCTACTTTATCGAATGACCTATTCCTATCATCACCGAAAGCAAGGTTCGTTTGTTGTTTATCTGATAGAGTTTTCTTGTATGAAAAAGACTCTCTTCTTCCTGCTTTCAAGTCATTCATGATTGCGTCTTGGGTAGCCTTGTCGAGACCAAACTCTTTTAGTTTTTCTCTTAGCCTTTGATACCCTTTTCCCATACTACCTCTGCGTCTCATTATCCGTTCAAGTTCTGTTATTTGTTCTGAAGTTAGAGTTCCATCTTTATTTGCCAGACTTGACCCACCAAGACTTTTCGGTCCTGACGATCTCAGGTCTTTCACTTGACTAGCGGCGGCACCGACCCTCTCCATTCCTGTTGCAAAACCCTCAAGAGCCTTCTGTATCTGTTCTCCGTTGATGTCCTTAGCACTGAGTTTTATCAGTAGGTCAACGAAACCATCAAAGGAACCTTTCTGTCCCATGATGTTACCGATACCAGACTTGATCTTTCCTTCTGAGAATGTTACAAAGGCACCTGCGATACCAGACATCCCTTCACCGATAGAATACAACTTGTCGGCAAATCCGTCTGGCATTTGAGTGGCGAGAACACCGAATGGACGTAGTGGTCCAAGTGCGTCTAGTGGGTCATCTTTCTTTGGATCTTCACCTGAGAACCAGTTCTTCATCGCACCAAGGACACCCTTTGCCCCTTCAGCCAACGAAGCTGCGAGTCCACCACCTGCGAACACAGCGAGACCAGCACCGATAGCGGCGATACCAGCACCAACTTTGATGAGGTTCGTTCCGTCCAGTTCAGATAACAGGGAAAGTGATTCACTAAATCCTCCACCAATGAGTCCACCAATACCTTTACCAATGTTGGTCATAAGGACAACGAACTCGTCACCAGTTATGTTGAATTTGGCGAAGAGCTTCGCGATTCCTGCTGCCGAACCTGCGAAAGTTGCAAGACCAGCACCTAATAGACCCATCTTGAATGGGAAGGTCGCCGGTATTAGAGAACCAGCTAGGATGATCGCACCAAGTGTTATTGTGTCTATGGTTTGTAAGACCTTGAATGTTCCACCGACCACACGTTCCACGTTACTCATGTCGACACCCATTGGGTCTTTTCCTTCACCTACGGAAGGTAAGAATAATCCAAGAATCTTATCTGCGATTGTGAATACAGAGGAGAAGGCTAGGATACCCGCGGCGAGTGAACCCATACCCTTGATCAGTTTGCCAGGTCCAACATTCAGTTTCGCTACAGCGACACCTCCAGCGAAAATCGCTGCCATTGCCGTTGCCGAGACCGATACACCCTGAAATGCACCAACAAAACTTCCTATCGCGGACTTCATAATACTGGCGTCCATCGATCCCATTTTCTCCATCAACTTATCACCACCCTCGATACCACTGATTCCAGTCATAGCGAGTTTGAGTAGGGCATCAGCCGCGGCGAATACACCCAAGAATGCGAGTGTTCCCGCACCAAGTGCGGCCATTCCTTTCGCCATCTGTAGAGGATCTATCTTGAACTTAGCGATACCAGCACCGACTGTCATGATTCCAAGAACCAGTGCGGTAGAGATTCCGTCAAAGGCACCGAACACATTCTGCATCAGTTTCTTGACTGTTCCACCATCGACCTTTGCCATCTGGGCCAGTTTGTCAGCGACGGCGAATGCACCCATAAATCCAACGATACCAGCACCAACGGCACTCATACCTAATGCGACTTTCGCTGCGGTCTTTGGTCCTTTACCACCAAGACCTATGACTGTTCCTAGACCAAGGATTGTGAAGAGTGTGGCTGTTCCTTTGATACCATCAAACGCACCGAATACATTACTCATCAGTGTTTTGATTGCACTTCCGTCTACACCTTTACCACCTGCCCACGAAGCTGCGGCGTCACCAAGGAGAATACCAGCAAAGAAACCTGAGACACCTGCACCAAGGGCGGTCATACCTATACCCAGTTTGATAGGATTGACACCCCCTAGTTTTTCTATGATGACACCAGCACCGATTATCATACCAAAAGCAGTGAGTCCTTCTACACCGACACCATTGAAGGCGTCAAAGAAGTTCTTCATTATTTTTACGACACCCTCACCTCTGGATGTAGCGAACTCAATCGCCGCCCCTATCGCTGCAAAACCTACAAAGAAAGCTGCGATACCAGCACCTAATGCACCCATACCCTTGATAAACCCAAGACCGACTTTAGCCACGGCCTTGAAGATACCTCCGATCATACTAAACGCACCTCCGATAGCACGGAAGATACCACCGATCAGTCCACCCTTCTTGGCTTCTTTCTTTACGTCTGTTCCACCTCCAGCTGCACCAGCCTGTCGTTTGTCTGCATCGGCCTGTCTCTTTGCATCATCGGCTTGTTTTACTAGAAATTTATGAATATCATTTATGGTTGCCGATGTCTCTATTTGTGCTTTGAGTAGGTTGGATTGAACGTCACCAGATGGAGCGTCTTTCTTCTTATCGTCACTTTTTTCTTTGGGAGTTTCGCTGAGTTTCTTTAGGTTTTCAGCTTGGTCGAGCATCGCCTTGTTGTTCATCTCGGCGAAGTCTGAGAGTTTACCAAACAGTTCTGTCTGGTATTGCATAATGTTGTTGATGACGTTTCGTTGAGACATCGAGGCATCGGATGTCTTCTGAATAGTATCGTCTATCTGAAGAAGGAGTTCAGTATTATCATTAGAATACTGTTCGTCATTCTCTTTGATTTCCTGTAGTTCACGGACTACGTCATCAAAGGAATTCTTTGGATTTCTATCGCCTGGTATTGATGCCTCTGGCATAATTACTCCAATGCATTTTCGTTAGATTCTACAGTGGTCCATTCTTGGTCACCACTCATGATTTCACTTATCTCATCTTCACTCGCGAATGAATCGCCGCCAAATAATTGTTGTCCACCGCCTGGTTCTTGTCCCTTCTGCTGTTGTTCCAACTCCTGTAGATGTTGCATCAACAATAGTATGTGGACCTTCCTAATGTATGGAACCATGTGGTTCAGGTCGTATTGCGTGTACCCATGATGTTTGATGAGGGCAAAATCTGTCCTCAACATATTCTCAAGGTTATCGTGAGCCACGCATACTAGAAAAAAGAGGCCATCCCCTCTAGGTACTT